GTTTCATATTGTTTTGCATAAGATGCAGTTTTAAATCCACCAGCTATAATACTTGCATAACCACCAAACTCTTTTGCTTTGCCCATTACTTTAGTTGTATATATTTGACTATCAATTTTTTGATTACCACGCATCATATTGAGTCTAATATTACCAATATCTTTTTGTGCTATTCTATCTATTTCTGTTTGTACAGATAAGAAACTTCTACTGCTATCATTGTAACCAGAACCTGCTTGTATAGCTCTATTAATTTTTTGTTTTTTAATTGCTTCTTCTCTAACATCATTAGAGTCTTGCAAAGCTTTTAAACTATTAAATTTTTTTTCTGTTTCGTATTCTCTTATACGAGCTTTGTTAGCTGCTTTTTGAGCTTGTATACCTTGATATGTTCCTACAGCTTGAACACCAAAACTTATAACAGCTAATGTAACTGGATCAGCACTCATGCAAATACTACCTCCACACTCATTCCTAATACCTTCATAGGTAATGGATCATCTTGTGATAATGTAACTGTTGGACTTTTATCATAACCTAAAAAGAAAAATTCTTTTTTAGCTGTTACTGGGTTTAGGTCAGAACCACCAGTGAAGTTAACTTGTTGGACTACTAAAGACTTGGCAGTTTTATCAGCGGCTTTGATAGTTAAGTCTAAAGTAGAATTAAGATCAATGATGGCTCTAGAAATTCTTCTTGGTAATCCTGTTAATGGTCCTTCAGCTAATTCTTTATCAATAGGCATAGTTTCTAATATAGGTATAAAATTAAACCCAATATGTACACCAGTTGCTCTAGGTGTTGTTAATGTAATAGTATCAGTACCAGATACAGTAAACGCACCTAAACTACTATTACCATCTACACAATTAACTTGTTCATTTCTGTAGATTGTATTTACGTTGTGTAAGAATCCTTTTGTTAAAGTAACTGCTGCATTATCTGCTGGTGTTGCTGCTAAACTTTTATCTAAGTTTAATGTAAAAGATGTACCACCATTATTTGTTACAGCTTGTATTGTATATTCTGTTGTATTACCTGCTATTGTAAAACTTTCATTAATAGCTGGAGCTGTAGAAAATCCATCTATTGTTACCGAAGCTCCAGATTGTCCTGCACCTTGTACTAAAGGTGTACCTTTTTGATTAAGTGTAGTTGTAAGTTTCATATCTAGTGTAATACTATCAGTATCAGCAAATTTTTCTAGGGTATATACAGTTGATCCATTAAGTTGTCTTTTTACAGATACAACTAGATGTTCATTTAATGAAATTATAGATTGAAATAAATCATTAGTTCTAGTTGTCCATAATCCCCAACCTGCAATCTTTTCATCTCTAACAGAATGAAAGATAGCTAGTGTGCCTGGAGATGTAGTTCCATTATTTAAAAAGAAAGCATATTGTTCTGGTCTAGTTGCATTACCTTTTAATACTGCTATTTGTTTAGGACTATCAATTAAATGTTCTGCAAGTATAGATACAGCTGTAGATTTGTAACCATCTTCAATATCAGAATAAACAAACTCTCTTATTGACTTACCATTTTTTTGTACAAAGCCAGATGCTTGATCAAATAATAATGGTGCAGTTCTACTAATACCATAAGGTGTTTGTCTTAATACAGCCACATTTGCTGGTGTAATAGTATTGTCTGTAGCTCTTGGTACATAGTATTCACCACCATCTGTAAATATTTGTAAGTCTTTTACAGATAAAAAATGTCTAACTTCATTAACTTCTGATCCAGATATATCTAAATCTATAGCTTCATCAGCAGCTCCAGATCCTACATCAAAATTAAAGTATTCAGATATTCTAGATGCTAATACAGATGCAGGTCTATTCTTTACACCACCTAACCATAATCTATTATTGTGAAAAGATACTGCTTGTGGAAAACCATTTACTGAAGATATAGTTTGTTCTTTCCAGTCAAAATGTGGTCCAGTAGACCCCATATCTTCTAAGATAGTAATAGTAACTACTGTTGGTGAAGTATAACCAGTTATAAATCCTTGCTTACCATTTACTTCAATATATTGATTTACATAAGCACTTGTAAATGCATTAGCTGATGCTGTAAGTGTTCTACCTGTACCTGTAGTATTAGCAGATAAAGATACACTTATAGTTCCAGCAGCGTATTTAAAAAAAGGTTGTTGTGATTTTTCTACACCACCTACAGTAACAGAATCATCTGTACCAAATGCAAATTCTTGTACTTCAAAATTAGTTGCAGAAGATCTAAATATTTTTCTAGTAGGATTATCTCTATGAGCTACAAATATAGTATCACCAAATTGTGCAAAGTTAAGCTCAAAGAGTTGAGCTGTAGTCCAATTACAATTAGTTGTTACATTAGATGATAGTGCAGTACCAGATATATTATATACGTCCATTCTATTATTAGACAAAGCTATAATAGCTATTTCATCATCAGAAAATACAAATGGTATTAATCTAGACTCTCCAGGCAATGATGCTAAGTATGTAGTACCTGGTCTTCTCATTACACCACCTTCAGCTAGTAATGAAAAGTTTCTACATTGTTTTGCACCATTAATGTAAGCAGGTGTATCTGTTCTTGTTGCTAATAAAGGATTAAGCTCTCCTGCTGAAAAATTTGTTATTACAGTTTTTAATGATCTTGCCATTATACATCTGTTCTCGTTGAGTTTCTCAGATTGATATATCTATTAACATCTAATTGTTTTGTTGTAACTTCTGAAGCATCTATGTTTTTAGATATTAGAAACTGCCTGTCAGCCATCATTTTAAACTCTCTTATCATACCTGCATCTCTTGCTACAGATCCTGCAAATATAGATGCAAGTTCATATTCTAAAGCTAGTCTAAAATGTGCAGGAAAGAAATCTTCATCTACACGATATATGTAATCTAATATTACTTTGTGTCCAGATCCATATGTATCTACAAAAATCATATCTTTGTATCTTGTATATGGAATTACAAAGTCATTAACTGTAACTGTTATTACTTGTAATACTCCAGGATTAGCAGGTAATTGATATGCGTGTTCATATCTAGCTTCTGGTGCAGCTGCTAATAAAGACATTTGTTTTTGATTAGTTGCAAACTTCCATCTATGTCTTGTAAGAGAAGACTGAACAATGTCTTCATAAACATTTGATGCTACTAATGCTTCAGTAGATCCATCACTAAAAGAAGATATAGGTGAAGCACCTATCATTACTAAAGCTCTTGCACATATATCTACTTTTGTTGTTGCCATAAAATCCTTTTATTAAGTGAGGGCGAGTTGCCTCGCCCACACAAGTATCGTTATGCTAAAGCTACAGTTGTGACAGTAGCTGCACCACTAGCTGATGTTACTGATAGCACGTCTGCTGCTATAGTTCCACCTACGCCAGAAGTAACAATTATAATGTCACCTTGCTTTAGTTCATTTGTTGCTGAGTTGAAGTAACCAGAACCAACTATTGTTCCGATTGCATCTCCATCTATATAGAAGAAAACACTATTACCACCAGCTTCAGCAATCTTTTTGATTGGGTTGTCTGTTGCGTATGCCATATTATCCTCCTATTACTCCGCACACTTCTGTATTCTAATACCATTAGTATCAATTAAAGTTCCACCCATTGATAACATTGAAGTTATTAAGTGTGATACTTTTTCTGGTATATAGTTTACTTCAGTTTTAACGTCTGAACCAATACCTAGACCAACAGAAGATTTGTGCCAAGCTACTGTGTGTCTGTCAGTTGAACCAGATGTACTTAGTCCACTATGTACAAACCACAAGAAACCTAACCATCTCTTAGCTGTCATTCCTCCAGAATAAGGAAGTTCACCTTCACCTACGTATTCTGCTCTAGAGAATTGATCTAAGCTTAAAAGATCTGACCATTGTTTTGGACCAATGACCCAGTATCTTTGGTTATCATCTGGTACGTCATTAGTATTGAAAAGTTCCATCATAGCTGTTGCTTTGCCTAGATTCATTCCAGTACCTGTACCAGACGAGTTGTTAGCAAGTGCTGTTGCACTTTGGAAAATCGTATCAACGATCTCATCAGTTTTTCTACCTAATGCGTACGCTGCCGATTGTGCAACCACTTGTCTTTCGTCTATGTTTACCTTTAACTCGTCTAACTTATCAACGTAGTCTGCTGCATAAAAGTCATCAAGAGTAGCTGACACATTTGAATGTGCAAGATCCATAGCAACTACTTCAGCGTGTCTTGCTTTAGTATTTGCAGATCCTTTTGCTATCTTTTGAAACTTAACAGTATTTCCATTGACTCCATTCACTTGTCTTACAAGGTTCTTTAACTTAGAACCCATTCTTTGATAAGCCATGTGAACTTCAGCTTCAAACTGAGTAATAAAGGCATTTGTTATTGATGTTGCCATTATAGCTCCTATTGTTATTGTTAAGTTAACGATTATCTTATTTATGCAGGGGACTGTTATCCTTAGAATTAAGGGCAATCATATCATATTTAAGGTCTTGCAGCTAAAATAAAGTTTAGAATGATTCTACTCAACGCACATTAAATCCATATTTTAGGTATAGTTATGACTTCTCCAAACTCTAACTTACCTTTTTCATCATATGAATATGTACCAAATAATGTAATATATTTATCTGTTTCTTTGAATACCCACATCTGACTACATACAGCTTTAGCTGGTGCTTGGGCTTCCATATCGGACTCGGAAACCCAACCAGTTTCACTAACTGCATCTAGCCAGTGTAAATCCTTTTTAAGTTTTTTATACTTAAAAGGTTTATTGTTTTTGTTTGTCGAACGCTTTCTCATACAGGTCTGTTACACGTTTAATGTAAGCTGGATCTTTCTCTCCATCTTTCCAGTATTTAGGATCTGCCATCATAGATTTAAGATCTGTTAAATCTGGAGTTACTGAAACCTGCGTAGGTGTTGTAGGCATAGAAGTATCTTTTGTTAATCGCATAATTTCTTCTACAGCAGTTACACCTTCAGCTGTTGCTGCTAGTTTAGAAAAAGCATCATAAGATTCTGGTGAAAGATATTTCTTTGACCAAAGTTCTGCTGCTTCTAATCTTTCTTTAGCATTAGATCCTAACTTTTCCATTTCGACATTTACATCTGGTAAAGTAGCTACAGCATTTTGTACAAAAGCATTAACACCAGTATCAAATTCTTCTTGTGATAATCCTTTTTTCTTTGCTGTTTCTTTCCACCATTGTACTATTTCCATATCGTCAGAAACAGTTACATCTACATTTTCTGGAAGTTCTGGAAGATTAACTTTGTATTCTTCTGGAGTACTTCTTAATCTTTCTTGTTCTATATCAGTTCTTATCTGTTTAGATAAGTCTTCTGTTCTAGAACCTAGTTTCTTTTCAAGTGCATTGTAACTACTTGCTAGATTTTCTAGGTTAACTTCCTTTCTATCAGCGTCCCAAAATTTGTCTTGTACATATTCTGGTTTAGTTACCGCAGCATCTTTTGAGTCTGTGGTGACTGGTGCTGATTGATTTTCAACATTATCATCTGCCATCTTGCTCTCCTTTTTTTATTCTTGTTTGTATTACACCTGCAAGAAATCTCATTCCTTCTAAATGAAATAACTGATTGCTGTCAATGTTTGGACCAGCAACTGCTTCGGTGGTGATTGATCTTATGTAGTTAAGGACTAACTTACCATCAGATCCTTTA